CTGAAATAAAAAAAATAGAAGATAGAAACACAGAAGTAGATGCAAAAAAAGCATCAGGAAAACAGAAATTAAAAGATCTTGGTCTAGATGACGATGAAATTAAAGCATTAATGAAAACTTAATTATGGCATATATAGGAAAAGAACCGGTTGTAGGAAACTTTCAAGTTTGTGATTCAATATCCGTGGTCAACGGACAAGCAGCATACACATTACAAGTAAGTTCTACAAATGTAGTTCCCGAGAGTAGCCAACATTGCTTGGTGTCGCTGAACGGAATTTTGCAGGCGCCGGTAACTTCATTTACTGTTTCTGGTTCAACTCTGACGTTCGCTTCGAATCTCGCGACGAACGATGTTATAGACTTTGTAATCTTATTAGGTAACGTGCTCGACTTGGGGGTGCCTTCGGATGGAGTAATAACCAATGCAAAATTATCTGGTGATCTTATTTCTGGAGAAACAGATATAGGTGG